AAGAGCATGACAAACAAACTTCCTTCCCACCTCCAAGACCGTTACGAGATCCGCGACGGGTTCATCATCAAGAAGGGCGAGACTGACCCCGCCATCTTCGCCGCCATGGAGAGCATCAAGGCAAGCATGGCACGAGAGGCAGCAGAGCGGAAGGCAATCCGCGAGGGTCGCCTTGCCACTAGTGGACAGTGGGGCGTCTGGAACATCAGCGACCGCGACTGATCGCCCCAGCGTCTATAATTCCATCAACGACAGGCAGCGACATGCGCCCGAACCAACTCCCCGCCAACCACACCTTTTCCACCAAGTCCAAGCAAGGCAAGCAGGTGGGCAAGCAACCCAGCAAGGCAGGCGTAATCTATTTCATGACCTCTGCTGCCAACGCCATCACGGCAGACAGCAGCGAGTGGGTCGCTGTTAAAGTCGGTCTGGCATCGGGTGGCGAGGCAGAGGCATATAAGGTCCTGTGCAATCACCAGACCAGCAACGACGGCGACACGACCTACCACGCTCTGCTGACTGTCACCAACGTGGGCAGAGCAGAGGCACGTATTCACCAGCGCCTGAGGGGCATGGGATACAGCACCCTGCACGGGTCTGACTCCATGCTGCCCGACGCATATAAGCAGTTCTACGCTCAGCAGGAAGGCGGCAGCGAGTGGTTCGTTCTGCCTCTGCCCCTGCTTGAGGAGATCATCCAAGAGTACCGCGAGACCCTGCCCGAACCTGCTGTATGGGTTGATGGGTGGATCGGTCAATCTCACAGCAATGCCCCCGTGTGCTTCCACTACGACAGCGAGGGTCTGCCTCGCTGTGAGATGCAAGGTCGCATGGGTCGCCCCGTTGAAGAGAAGGCGTTACGCTTCGCCTGGCAGTATCGCCAACTGACAGGGTTCGCCCCTGAGGGTTGCTGCCTCGCCTGAGCGGGGCAGAGTACAGGCATACTACCACAGTTCGGACAGTATTTTATGGGTAGTATGGGTGTACTAGGGCCGCCGAGCGAATCCAAAAAACCCAAACATCCCTAACCTACAAAAGTATCCAGACGACCGATAAATATATGCTAGAATGAGTTTTTGAAAACCTTTGAAATTAAAAAATTTCCCCCAGAAAAAAATGACTGAAAACCTCGTTATTACAGAAGAGACTACATTAGAACCTGCAGCACCTGAGTTTGAGGATTCTGCGAGAGCTATGAATGAACTCAGACAGGATCCGAAGTTCATGGTAGCAATCCACGAACGCCAACTTGATAGAATGGCGAGCATCATTGAGGAACTCGTAGAGCGTCTCATTAGTCTTGAAGCAAAAGTCATTGAACTTGAGACAGAGACGAGGTTCCCCCATGCAGATTCGCCTGTACCTAATTTGCCCCAAGGACCCAACGCTAGACTATGACTTCCAAATACGATCCTAACATGTATGAAGAGATCCTTGCGAACTTTGATGCATTTTGCGATCAGTTTGAGGGAGCAGCAGCACGCCGTTTTGCAGGATTAGATAATGACTCAAGACAACCAATTGATAATGCAGAGGTACAACGAGTTACTCCAGTCGTTGTCAGAGAGATTGACGATGGTGGAGCAGAAGGTATCCCTCTTAGAACGCCCCCAATTGATGTACAAGCCGCCCCAATGCCAAGACTATCAGACGATAGCGGAGACATTGGATTATCTACATAATGCAGTAGAGGAATTAAGAAATGGCGGGTGAGATTGCAAATCCATTAATGTTTGATACCGAGAGTACAATTCCCCCAACAGTGTACGCTCCACTTCCTATTGGAGGGTTTCTGACTCCTTTAGAGGGAGATGTTGAGGGAAATAGAGCAATTCTCACTACAAATGGTACTGGGATGAAAACACTGCCAGACGGTAGTCCAAATCCTGCAGTTCAACCTCTGCAAGTTATGGCACAAGAGTCAGTCTTTCCCACTGCTCCTGGTGTTGCACCACCTCCTACACCGCCCTCTCCTGCCAGCATATCGCGTCCCGAGTTGGTGGCAGTCCAGAATACCAGGGTGTTTTTTGCAGATGCTGCGAAGGGTCCTGGGCAGTACATAAGAGTCGCTGTGACAGGGGATGCTATGAGTACCGAGCCGCCGACTCTGCCACCTCTAAGACCTATCACAACTGTCGCACCACCACCAATATTGACAGTTCCGACACTTTATCCTACAATAATCATTGGTTCACGAAGTATTTAAAAATTATGGCAAAAGCAAAAGTTGGTGTTGTGAAGTCGGGATACGCTCCTGGTAAACCAAAAATGACTGCACAGGGTCATAGTAAGAATACGAACCTTGCCGCAACGAGTCGTAATGGACGTAAGAAGCGTTATCGTGGTCAAGGTAAATGAAAGATTTGCTGTTCATCTCACAGGATTAATCACTGGGACTTCTGAGGACCGAGCGCCGAAATCTCCGAAAACTGAATATTGGGATAGCAACCCCGATAAAAGTTCTGTGTAGTTACAAAAAAGAGTTATGGGAAACCATTTTAACGTAGATAAAGGTCAGGACTTTATAGAAGAAGGAATGACACTCATTACAGAAACAGATTCGGATAAATATCTAGATCTGGCGGCAAAACGGAATAGAAACAAGAGAAAAGAAGAGTTATATCCAATTCCAGAAGATCGTATGGAGCGTCCATGTGGTGGTGCTGGAGGATTTGATGATTTTGTGGAAAGATGGCATCAATGAAGGTCGCTAAATAACTAGTGACTTCGTAGACTCTTAATGGCAGGCACGTCGGATCTCTCGTTTAGAGATATCAATATAACGTTTAAAAAGCATCCTGTGACTGATGACGTTGTTGTCAGCAAGGATGCTGCTGCCATTAAGCAATCTATTGGTAATATTCTGTTGACAAACAAGGGCGAAAAACTGTTTGCTCCTGATTTTGGTTCAGACATTAGAGCATATCTTTTTGAACCGCTAGATTATGCGACTTCAGCAGCGGTATCAAATAGTATTAAATATACTCTTGACACTTACGAACCAAGGATAAGTGTTTTATCAGTCACTACGACTCCTAATTTTGATGAGAATCGTTTTGATGTTGAGATGACATATGTGATCAAAGGAGCAGATGCACCACCAACAACAGTAGAATTATTCCTGACCAGGACGCGATAATGCCATACACTCAGTTAAACAATCTAGATTTTAACGAAATCAAGGTTGCTCTCAGAGATTACATGAGAGCGCAGACAGATTTTACTGACTATGACTTTGAAGGTTCTGCTCTTAGTCAGTTGCTTGATGTGTTGGCATATAACACATACTACACAGCATTCAATACCAACATGGTGGTGAATGAACTGTTTATTGATTCTGCTACTCTGAGAGATAACGTAGTAGCATTAGCAAAGCAGTTAGGATATTCACCAAAGTCGGCAGCTGCACCGAAAGCAGTCGTCAACTTCAACGTAACATATAAAAACATCGGAACTGCTCCCGAGACCACCGTATTAAAGGCGGGAAGCGGTTTTGTCACTAATTATGATGGATCACTCTATCGCTTCGTTCTAAGGGAAGATAGACGCGCTGAGGTGTCAAATGGCGTGTCCACCTTTACCGATGTTGATATCTACGAGGGATCATTAATTACTTCCAATTTTACAGTTAATACTGCACTCAAGGACCAGAGATTCAAAATTAGCAATCCAGGGGCGGATATAAACACCCTGAAGGTGCTTGTTTACGAATCTGGGAGTAGTTCGGTCTATGAGGAGTACAAACTGGTAGAGACGATTTTAAACATCGGTTCTGATGACAAAGTTTATTTCGTAAATGAAGGTGAAGATGAAACTTACGAAATTTTCTTTGGTGATGGTGTATTAGGTAAGAAGTTAGAGAATGGTCAACTAGTTGTTGTTAGTTACATTATTACGAATGGATCTGATACCAACGGGGCAAAAGCATTTACCTTCAATGGTAATCTAGTTGATCAAAATGATTTAGTAATTACTGTTCCATTTACTGTGGGTTCTGTAACTACAGTAAACAAAGCAGAAGGTGGAGCAGAGATTGAAAGTATTGCAAAAATTAAATATAACGCACCAAAATACTTCTCGTCTCAGAATAGAGCAGTGACGACAAGTGATTATGCTGCTATTGTAAGAAATTTATACCCAGCAGTTGGTGACATCATTGTTTTTGGTGGAGAAGATCAAGTACCACCAGCATACGGTAAAGTATTCATTTCAGTCAAACCAACATCAGCAGCATCTCTATCTTCATTGACAAAGAGTGAATTGACTGATGAACTGAAGAAATATACGGTTGCTTCTGTAAAACCAGAGTTTATTGACCCATCAATTTTGTATGTTGAGTTGAGCAGCAAGATTTACTATGATCGCACCAAGACAAATCTAATCCCAACTCAGATTGCAGCGAAGGCAGCAAATGCAATTCAAGAGTATCTTGAGACTTCTGGAACAGAGAAGTTCAATGGTAAGTTTAGATATAGTAAGTTTATTGGAGTTATTGACAATTCTGATCGTGCCATCAACTCTAATGACACTGAAATTACGCTAAGAAAAGATTTTTATGCTCAGATTAACTCATCGTCATACTATGAGATTTGTTATCAGAATGCATTCTTAGAAGACTGTGATGGACCTGTGGTATCTTCCACTGGTATGAAAGTATTTGAGTGGCCTAATTATACCACCTATCTTGAAGATAGGTCTGGTAAAATCGTCCTATATAGACTAGATTCGGTAACTGGTGAAAAAATTCTATTGAATGATTCCATTGGTGATATTTATTATGAAAAAGGCGAGATCATAATGTATGACTTTACGATTCTGGAGGGTTCCTTTTCAGATAACCGTATTGAGTTAAGGGTAAAACCAGCTAATAAGGATATTGAAGTCAAACGCGAGGTATATCTTGATGTGGATGTATCACAAAGCACTTTCTTAGCATACAAAGAGTAGTAGTAGATGTTGAAAACTGCTAACAAAATCTCATTTTTAATTGAGTCTCAATTACCAGACTTCATCAATGAAGAGTATGAACTTTTCGGTAAGTTCATACGAAAATATTATGAGCAATTAGAATTACAAGGTCAACCACTAGATGTTATCACGAATATTGAAACGTATCGTGATATTGACTTTTATGAGAAGAATCTATTAGTACAGTCATCAACACTTGTTGGTGCTATTAGTGCTAACGATAATACTATTACAGTTGCAGATGCTACATCGTTTCCAAAGAACGGTGGATACATCAAGATTGATGATGAGATCTGTTTCTATGCTCAAAGAACAGATACTCAGTTCCTAGAGGTAAGTCGTGGCGTAAGTGGTAACACGACACTAGGAGATCTTTATACTACGAGTGAGTTTGTTACTACGCAGTCTGCTGCCCACGTCTCTGGATCAACGGTCCAGAACATCAGCAACCTATTCTTATATGCTCTTGTTAGGAGTTTTGAGAAACAGTATCTTGCCGACTTCCCAGAGGCATACTTAAAGGAAGGTGTAGACAAGAGAACCTTAATTAAGAATATTACTAAATTTTATCAATCAAAAGGAACAGATGATTCAATTTCTTTCCTGTTCAAGTGCTTGGTTGATAATGACCCAGAACCAGAAATTGCATATCCAAGAGATTATACTCTTAAAAGTTCTGAGTCTAATTGGATTCAAGTTTACGCATTGAGAGCGAAGATTCTTTCTGGAACTCCAGAGAATCTAATTGGAAAACAGATCGTTCAAAACGTTGATGGCAAGTATGCAGCAGCGGTAGTTGACAATATCAAATATTCAGGAACTTATGATGGTGAGAATCTGTATGACATCATTCTTTCTGAACAAAGCGTCAATGGCGAATTTCTTATTGCTTCAAGAACAAAATTAACAAAATCTATTCTATCATCAGACTCTATTGGCGACAGAGTTGATGTATTCTCAACCATGGGTTGGGAAAAGAAAGGGCAATTTACAGTTGATACCGAGACATTTACATTTGAAGACAAGAATGTAAATCAATTCATTATTAAGAGTAGAAGTGGAAGTTCCTCACATAACGTGGGCGCTTCTGTAACTTATGGTGCTAATGTATCTGGAGGTAGTGTAAACCTTCTGGTCTTCGGTATTCTTTATGGATTGACTTCAGAAAATGGTCAACCATATTCAAATCCAGGCGATTTAATTGAAATTTCGGAATCTGGATTCTTAACTAACGATGTAAAAATCTTTGACGCTCAGAACAATCTAAGATGGATTACTTCATCTTCGGCTCCTGCATCACAGAACAATCAAAGTGTTTCTAATGCTATTGATGATTTAAATTCAAATGTATCGGCAATTTTTGAAGATGAAACTGGATATTATATTACCTCGTCTGGATTTCCATCACATGACATCATCAAAGCAGGAGTAACAATCCCCTCAGATGTTCAGGATCAAAAGATCTTAAAGATCATCAGAAAAAATCCAATTCAGACAACTGAGGTTTATCCAACAAAGTATAGAGATGTTGGAGTCGCTGTTAATGGCATCCCCTTCTTAAGTCATAAGGATGAAGAAGTTGTTTTAAATGGACCCATTGAAAGAATCAATGTTAATAACAGAGGTTCTGGTTATCAGAGAAGTCCATTCGTTTTAATTGACGGACAAAGTGGGTTGGCAAGATCTGTTCTTGCTGGACAGGTTGTTGATCGTATTGTTGTTGATTCTCCAGGAAGTTATAATGCAACACCAACCATTGAGATTATTTCTGGCAGAAACGCCAAAGCAACTGCAATTGTAACTAATGGAGAGATTACCAGCATTAGAGTTGATAATCCAGGTGAATACTATTCTTCCGCTCCACAAGTAAGAATTACTGACACAGCAGGAAGAGGTAGGTTTGCAGACTATCGCGCTGTAGTGGATTCTTCTGGTCAAATTATTGAATTTGAAAAAGTAAATGGCGGAAGACTATACACTCAACAAAATGTCGTTGTTGACATTATCGCCGTTGGATCTGGAGCAACCGCAACGGCAGACATCAAAGTTTGGAGAAAAGATAGGTATTACAAAAATTTATCAAACCTAGACTCAAGTAACGGTTATTTCTTCAAAAATTACGTTGAGTCTCTTGGAAATGGATATGCGTATTATGCATCTCCAGATGCAATCAGACAATCAGACACTGGTGTCAACCATTCACCTATTATTGGTTTTGCTTATGATGGTAACCCAATTTATGGTCCATATGGACATCAAAATCCATTAGACCCACAAAGTCCTGTTGTTAGAATGACGACTGGGTATTTTGTTAATTCAAGTAGACTAAATGGTCCTCCTGTAGCAACATATCCTCTTGGAACGTTTATTGACGATTACACTTTTACCAACGGATCAAGTTCTTTAGATAGAAACAATGGAAGATTCTGCATCACTCCAGAATTTCCAAATGGAACCTATGCGTATTTTATTACTGTTGATTCTAATAATGATCCAGTATTTCCATACATTTTAGGTGAAAACTATTACTCACTGCCTCTTGATTCAAATTACAATTCAGAAATTTCGCAAGATGATCTTCCAGTAAATGCAAGAAGACTGAGAACTGCTGATATTGATTCAAATGGAGATTTATCAATTGCAAAAGTTGATGATGTAACGAGAGGAACTGTTTCTTCTATTGATATTGTCAACAGTACCGCAACATTCTCTGTTGGGTCAGAAGTTATTGCCAATAACAACCAAACTGAAGGATCAGGAGCACAAGCAAAAGTTACATCAGTCAAAGGAAGAACAGTATCATCTATTGAATCTCAAGACACCAAAGCACTATTTGTTGAATTAGTTTCAACTGCGTATCTCTTCAATGGAGATACAATTACACAAAATGTAACTGGAGCAACTGGAGAAATTGTAGGCGATGTTTTTAGTGGAACAAAATTCGCTCTCAGAAATGTTTCTGGGACATTTAATAATGCAGATGTACTAAGTTCTAGCACACAAGTTGTTTCTCTAATTCTTGATCAGAATTCATCTTACACGAAGGGTGCAACTCTATCTTTATCAGATGGTGTTAGTGCTGCAGTTGCGACTGGAGAGGTTTTAGAAACAACGTCAAGTCAAAACACAGTTAAAGTTAAAGTTTTAACTGGAACATTTACTGTTTCATCTACTTTATTCTTAACCAGTTCTGATTTAATCAATACCACTGGATCAAAAATTTCATCTGTAAATTCTTTGAGTGATGATTTGATTATTTTCAATCTCAAAGATAATGTCGCTTTATTGACAACATCTGATGCACATGGTGTTGCAACGAATGAATATATTACTGTTGATATAAATCCAGATGATTCTGCAGCATCAACAACTTATTATGTAAGGTCAAGAATTTATCAAGAAGTTGTTCTAACAACTCCATCTGGGGAAAGAACTCTCTCGGATACTGGTGTTGGAAGAATTGAGATTCTAAATGGTGGTAATGACTACACACCTGGAACTTACACAGGAATTGCATTATCTGGTGGTTCTGGATCCGACGCTGAGGCAACTATTGTAGTTTCATCAACAGGATCTGTTACCAGTGTAACAATTACAGATAAGGGATCAGATTACAAGAAATTTGATTTACTAACCGTAGGCAGTGCAGCACTCTCAAAAACAAATACATCAACTCCAAGTGTTTCCCTAAGAGTTGATCATGTTGGATTCTCTATTCAGAATACAACTCTCAATCTTGATAGTGCTATTGGATTTACAGCAAACGATTACTTGAGAATTGGAAGTGAAACTGTTAAGGTAATTTCAAGATCTGGAAATTCTCTAACCGTACAAAGAGCACAACAAGGAACTAAGGCAGTTGATCACTTTGATGGTGCTACAGTATTTTTGTTTGCACCTGGATACAATCTTCCATCTGGATATCAGATTGGTGCCAATGCATCAGATGCTATTGTATTGTCATACGACCCCAATACGCAAAAGGCAGTATTTGTTTATAATTACGGGCAATCACTAACATCTATCTCCGAAATAGCATTAGCATCAGTATTTTTTGATCAGAGCACCGATCAAAGATTAGTAAAAGTAGATTCTGCTTCTCCTCCCCAATTATATTTTGAGTTTTCGGAAGACAATGTAACATTTGAAAGAAACAAGATTATTGATATCAAAAAATACTACAAGTATAATTTTGATGTCTCACACTCTTCAATGAGTAGTATTATCTTTGATGTTTCACCTAGCATTAACTTTAATCTGATTACACCAGAAAAGAAAGTATCTGGAAGCATCATTGATCTTAAATTTGGATTTGGACCTAGAACTGCATCCAATCAGTACACAACCAAGAGAGATCTTCCATTCACAAAATATTTTTACTATGACAAGAATGGAAATGCAAGTTCTGAAGGATCATACTTAAATCTAATTAATGATCCTTTACAAGGAAGAAAGAAGGCATTATACGTCACAGAAAATAGAATTGTTTATGATACGTCTTTTGCAGCAACTCATGATGGCACTGGATCTATTTCATATACATCTGAATCAGCATTCTCTATTGGCGAGGTTAACTCACTGAGTGTAACTAATATTGGTAAGGATTACAAAAAACTTCCAACAGTAATTGGTATTGTACCAGCACCCCTATATGCTGCAGTTGCTACATGTACAATTGCTGACGGTAAAGTTGAAAGTGTATCACTATCATATTCTGGCAAAGGATACTCAAAACCTGTCATAGTAACGTCTGGAAACGCTGTTCTGGAACCTGTTGTTGATGCGGGAAAGATCACTGGTGTTACGATTACAAACGCTGGATCTGGATATCAATCAGCTCCAGAGATCAAAATTGTAGAATCTGATGTTAGAGCATTCTATAATAGTGTTGATATTGGTATTCCTAGAAATATAAAAATATCAAACGTTGGTGGATCATATCATGGCGATAAAACCCTATCTTCTCAGTTTAGATCAAACTATGTAATGAAGGTATCTGCTTTTGACTATGATGCTTTTAGAATTGGAGAGACTGTTGTTCAGAGATCTGGATCAAGCGAAATTGCAAGGGCAAGGGTAACTTCTTGGAGATCTGGTTCTAATCTATTGATTGTTGACAGAATCTCTGGCATCTTTAGAGAAAATCAACCAATTATTGGATTGGCAAGAAATAAAACAGCAGTCTTAGATTCTATTTCATATACTGAGTTTTCTCCAGAGATCAAAACTTATTATGACAATCAAGGTTATTACAAATCGGATCTTGGAAAAATTAGTGACGCAAATCAGCGAGTTACAGATTCGTACTACTATCAAGATTTTTCATACTTAGTTAAGTCTAGAACTCCAATTGACACCTGGAGATCGTTAATCAAGAAGACTACCCACCCAGCTGGATTCCAGTTGTTTGGCGAAGTTTTAATTGAGTCATCCTCCAATGTTTCAATGAGTGGTAATACAATCACAAAAAATGTTAGCACCGTACAATTGTGGGATGAAGAAAAGAACAAGATCACTGTAGTCAGCACAAAGAGAAAAACCACCCAAAGTATTGCTCTTGTAAAATCTTTAGAAGTTGAAAGAGGAGTTGGTTCTGTTGCTTTAGATACTGCTAACTACTCAGAAATTCTAGCAAAACCAGTCTATTTGAATGCTGCATTTGATGGAGCATTCACAAACAAAGGTAATCTTGAGGGATCAACCGTTTTCAATTTGGTTGATTCTGATGGCAATTCTGTTACTCCATATAATGAACAGTCTTTGACTATCACTTTAGATGGTGTTTTACAAGAACCTGGAGTTTCATACACTGTTTCCGAAAACAGAATCACTTTCTCAAAACCACCTCTTGGTCCATCAGTAAAAGATGGTCAAGAAGTTCCTGGTGTAAAATTCTATGGAAGATGGTTCCAGTTTAAAACAAATACTCTAAATCAAAAGTATTTGAAGAAAGTCAGAAACATTTTCCAAAGAAATGGAAGATGGTTGGATTCTGCAAACCAACTAGAGTTCAACAGAGCATTTATTCAAGCAGAGACTCTTGGATATGTTACAAATAAGTATCCAAATCTGTCATGGGGAACTCTTAGTTCTAAGTGTTCTAGAGATATTGGATTTATTGTAGATTCTCTGGCACACGATTTGAGATTTGGTGGAAACGAAAAATCTGTATTGTCCGCAGAAATATATTTCAATAGTGGTGTTTTAGATTATATTGATGGCGAATTGCAAGCAACTCTTGATGCGTTCAAATATGCAGTTCGCTTGTGTAAGTTGGCAATGCGTAACTGGGATATTGTAGAGCGTCAATCTTCATGGACACCTGGAACAAATATTGTTGAAATAACAGATACCGATAATATTGCTATTGGTATGAAGGTGAGTGCTGGAAGGGCATTCCCAGAAAATACAATTGTTGAAGAAATTTTAGATTCAAGAAGAATTAGAGTAAGCAACAATTCTCTACCACTTTCTGCGTCCACTGTAAATGTAATTAATATTGATACTTCTGTTACAATAGACGAGGCAATTGCTTCATCTATCATACAAATTGCTCCAAATGTTTATTTGCAAGTTGGATCTGGTATCACGTATTCTGTTACTCCAGCGGTAGGCAATCTTCCATCAGCAAATGCTGTAATGTCATTTATCATGAGTGGTTCCAACACAGGAACCTATCTTGATGCTGCTGATTTGATTGAGGCAAACAAGGTCAATATTCAAAGAGAAGCAGCATACAGAATTTATGAGGAATTCCCTGGATTCACATACCCAAGACTTCCAGAGGTTTCATATAGATTTAAAGATGCAAGAAGACTGATCTATAAGAATCTTTCCGATATTGTATCTCAAACTTTAGCAGAGTTAACATCTGTTTATGGAGCAGAGTTTTCTACAAGCAAGTGTGAGAGAGATCTGAAGATTATTATTGCTGCCATTGCTGAAGATACCGCTCGTGGTGGAAATTCAGCAACGTTAGCAGTAACAAATTCATACTTTGATTCACATGATGCTTTAGATGGTGAAAGAACAGAATCTGTATATGCTTTCAATTATGCAAAAGATCTTTGCATCACTGCTGTTGCTAACCAGGGTGCAGTAACAGATCCAAATATTACTAGAGTGCCAGAGTGTTCAAATGTAAATTCTGCAATTACATCTCTGTTTGGAATATTG